GCGGTGTCGTTCAGGTCGGAGGCGTAGCAAGTGCCGTCGCCATTCGTGAAGAAAAAGTAGCCATCCCCGAAGCAAACGCTGTTTGGACTGCCCACGTCCGCGTCCGGGTACGGGATCGGAGCGGACCCCGTGAACACTTCAAACGCGCCGTTTTCCGTCACGGCCACCAGATCGGCTGTCGGGAACTTGTTGTTTTTCGCAAAGGTAACAGGCGTCGTGCCGGCCAGCGCGCCTAGCGCCGTGTTGACGTAAGCGCCCCCGGACGGCGCTATGGCCTCCATGTGGCCGTCATAGGCCACCAGCGTGGTCGAGCCCACCGCCAGAAAACCTCGGCAATGCGTGCGGCCCCCGACGCTGTTCGCTATACGATTAAGCCCCGCCGTGCGCTTGCGGACAACGCGCTCCCTTGCACCGTCCGACAGCTTTTCCGCGTAGGCGTTGACCATACGCCCGCCGCTTTCCTGCGGCCGGCCACCGGTCGAGGATGAAGCGGGAAACGGAATGTCGGTCACTTACGATATGCCCTAAATACTTGTTTTTCGCGCGGCGTGTCTTCTGTTTCCCAAGGTGGGGTTGAACGCCTGTCTTCTGCAGTCCAATTTCTACGTTTTTCCGTATTTCGCGCCTCAACCTCTCCGGCCGTCACGCGATAATTTTCTGGTGTCGAATTTTTCAAATTAGCGCCTGGCGAAAACCGTTCTAAATTTTGAACGGCGTGTTGCATTTCGTGCAAAAGAGCCGATTTCATATCTTCTTGCGTGGGGGCTTTAGCAGTAATAAATCCTTCACCATCTCGCGCGCTCCAACTCCCGGAAGTTCCGCCTTTGGGGTCCATGCGAACAGTTGTTTTTATGTCAGCAAGTTGCGGATACGCTTCGTAAATTTCGGGGTGCCTCATTACAGAAGAAAGATAAAATTGGTTTTCTGGACTGCGCCCTGCCACATCAATTTTTGCTTTATTGTCCGGAATTTCAAACCGCCAACCGCCGTCCGCGCCCTGAAACCATCCTGTTTCGTGGTGGACGGTCCAAGGCTCGATGCCACGATTAGCCAACGTCTTTGCACGCGCCAATTCCGCAAGATTAGCCGTCTTGGCCGCAGGCCCCGCAAAAATGGCCAATTTTGCAAACGGCGCGACTTCCCCGGCCATGTTTAGAGCCATGTTGCCGTAATCAATTGCGGCCTGCCCGTAGTTGCCCGCTTTAAGATTGTCCCGCGCCCTGCCGCTGTCCTGCCAAGCGTTAACAAAGCCGCCGCCTGGAGCCATCGACGCAACGTCCGTAGGCGACATCACATTCCACGGGCTGATATATTCCCGCGCCTGCCGAGCGTACCGGCCAATACGGTCTAGGGTCGTTCCGCCCTCTACCGTTGGTTTGCCAAGCCGCCCTAGTTCAGCCATTACCAGCCGCCCCAACCATAGCCGCCATACCCGTAGCCGTACCGCGCGCCGATCTGTTCAACCGCAAGCATCTGGCGTGTCCCGCGTGGCCTCACAACGTCCCTCAGCGTCCGCTCCGCGGTGACGGCGGCTGCGTCGAGGGCTTGTTTTTGGCTGCCGATAATGCCGAACGCGCCAGCCAATTCCGCCGCCATGACTGCGGCAAACGGCAGGAAGAATGCGTCTTCAATGTCGTCTAGGTCTGGGATGAAGCAAATAGCGCGGGCATTCAATTCCTCGTTCTTAGGCTGCAGCCGGCGAACGATAACAACGTTATCCTCAGCCGATACGCTTTGGCCTGCCGCGACCACGCCGAGGTTCTCCGCTATCGCTACCACTAGCTCCGCTTGCGTGCGCGCCATCGTCATTCCCTTCGTCGTCGTCGAGCACCAGCGGCAGCGCCGCGCGGGCGGTCCATTCCATTGCGTCTAGATCAAACGGCGGAACCTCTATCCAGCCGCGCGGCAAAACACCGTCTTCAAAAACATGCGCACGCCCGTCGAGCGTGTATCCCCACCTAGGAGACGCCATCTGTAACCCTCGCCTTTAACCAGTTCCCAATGTGCCCTGTGTATTCCGGCGAGCCGCCGATATGCGTTAGCGTTAGCTCCGGGTCGAGCCATATCTGCCCGCCAAGGTTACGCCAACGCAGGCAGAAAAAACCGTCTTCCCCGCACAGCCGGCCACCCATAAATGGCGACTGGAACCAAGCGTGCGCCGTGTGCCCGAAGTGCTCATAGTGCTCATCAGGGTGCTCGTCCTGCAGGCGGGTAAACACGTCGCGCGACAGCGACATAAACCCGCCTGGGAGCGCGGCGACCTCAATCAACCCTAGCTCATTTGACCACAGGTCGGCGCGGTCTTGAATAAAGCCCACCGGGTAGTTTTCGTCTGCCGACTTGTACCGATACGCACCGCCGCAAAAGTCAACGGGGTGATGCGCGACCTTGAGCACGGCGCCCGGTTCCCACGCCAGATCGCCGTCTATAAACACTAGCCGGTCACAGTCGCTATCAACGAACTCTTGCGCCAACTGATTGCGCGCCATCGGGATAAGCGAGCACCCCGGCAGGAACCGCACTTCCAACTCGTCACCGACCAAAGCCGCCGCCGCTTGTTCGTTTAACAGCGAACGCACGGTGTTGATTGGCAGCTTGCCGTCGTAGGTAGGAATGCCGACAAAGATTTTCATTAGACGCATTATACCGGTTTGCGTATAATTTGGGTTTATACCAGATCGCGTATAAACGGGGCGGCTGGCAACAGCCGCCCCGCCGTTGTGGTTACGCCGAACCCTTCATAATGCCGACAGACACAAGAGCGGCCTGCATTGCGTTGCCCTGCGCCGCAAGGGTCGCAATCGCATTGGCGATGATGGTGCTGTTAAAGGTGCCGGTAAGCGTCAAGATGCCGTTGGTCGGCGCAGCGGTACCACCGCTAGCGTCAACAACGGCCGCCTGCGCGGCAGCGGCAGGACGCACAACCGGAGTCGCACCGTAGAACGCAACCTTACTCGTGGCCGACTGGCCAATGGTAGTGCCTTCGGAGTCACCGTCCGAAATCTGCTGAAGAACTGCCATGATCTATTCTCCCCTAATCCAGATCAACGAGCCATACGGGTAGCAAGACGCGGATCAATGGCCGCAAAGCCATAGAGCACGTCGAGACGCCACATAGAGGCGTCGTTAATGCCGTCATAGACCGGGATAACGCGAACCGAGAGGCCCTTGTAGGTCTCGCGAGCCACGTCAACAGCACCCGGAGGACGGTCCATCGGCACGACGGCAAGCGCAAAAGCATTGCGGTGGAACGCCATGTTCTGCGAATAAGCCGTGCTGGCAGTCGCCGCCCAAGTCACAACGCCACCAGAGGGAAGCGCGGTGCCAGACGCCAACTGCACGGTCTGGAAAGCCCCGGACGTGATGATGGCCGGGCTGATGGTGAGCGAAGCAACGCCGCCCGCCGAAGCAGTAGCCGCCGTAGTAACGACGAACTGCTGCGGGTAGGGAAGAACCGCCTTGGTCACTGGGTTGACAGCAGACACGTTTGCGATGGTGAACACATCACCGGCCGCAATCGTGGCATTTGCACCAAGGCCCGTAACGCTAAGGGTCTGGGTGTTGAGATTAGCCTGCGCCCCGGAGTACACAACCTCCTGATTCGCGCCGTTGACAGTGCCGTTGGTACGGGTTCCAGCCGTGAAAGTCTGGACGTTCTGCGACATCATCAGGTCAAGCCCGGCAACGCCGCCGAGAGTGCCCTGCCGATAAGCAGGATTAGCCGACTGGGCAATAAACAGGCCAGTCAGGTTCGACACGGTGTCCCAATAGTCGAGCGGGGACAGCACGCCCATGCGCTGATCGGACGGCACAGCCATTTCGTCAAGACGCTGCTGCGCCTTGGCAAAGCTGCCGAAACCGTTCATCGAGCTTCCAAGCGTGCCGGTGTAGTTGTACACGCGGGTATAAAGACCGGCCAGATCACGGTCGATCTTGTTAGCAAGCTGAACCATCTGGGGCTTGATAACACGCTCGGACAGATCGCCGATTTTCATGGTCAAGTCAACAGACGAAAACTTGAAGTCGGTGCCGATCTGCTGGTCAACGACAAGCGGGGTCGTACCTTCGATCACGTCCTGCACGCTTGCGACGTTACCGGTACGAACCGTGAACTGCGCAGGCTTGCGGATCGAGATGGTCTGGCCGACCTTGTAGCCGTTGATATTCTTCGAGTATTCCTCTTCATAACCGCGATAGACGGACTTCGCCATCTGAAGCTGGTTGTCGAGAATGACCAGCGCTTCTTTAGCGATGATCGACGGGGTAAGAGTGGTATTAAGAGCCATAATGGCGTTCCTTTGAGGGTTTAGCCCCTACCGCCTTTCGCCCTATAGGCTGCGTACTCTTCCATCGACATTTCGGCCGGAGCCTTTGTCGGGGAAGCGCCGCCTTTTACAGGTGCGATAGGCTTAGGTGCTGCTGTTGCCTTGTTCGGGTTTGGCAGCGACAGCCGAGCCTCTAGCCGTCCGATCTCGCGAGCCGCCGCAACTGGGGGCAATGCGTTCAATCGTTCCAGCTTGTCCGGGTTTTTCGCCAAGTGATACGCAAGCAACGCAGACTTTTCGCTTTCGAGGATCAAGCCTTCAACGTGTGGTGCAACCGGAGCGTTCTTTGCCGACTTTAGCGCCGTGTCGTAATCGGGGATTGCCTTCCGCGCTGCGTCCTGCCCGTCTTCGTAAGCCTCTACAAGGTCACGAATGCGTTCAGTCTGCCGGGCGTTCATCTGCCCCGCACGTTCCCGAATACGTTCCTCGGCTATGGCTTCCTTGACGGTGTAAGCCGTCATGGCGCGTTCATAGGCGAGGTAGTCGCTATAGTCCTGCTCGCGTGGCGCCGGTCCAATCTCGGCCTCTACGGCAGATCGGGCGTCGCCGCCTGCGCGTGATGCGCTGGCGCGGATGGCCTCAATCTCTGCCTGCAGTCGCCGGTTTTGGTCCTTAAGCCGCTGCACACCGGAACGCCGCTTAGGCTTCTCAGCCTCTACGTCGTCCGCGTCGTCGCTGTCCTCGTTAGCGTCGTCTGCCTTGTCGCTGTCGTCCGTTTCCTCTACGGGCTTGGCGTCTGTCTCTGCTGTAGTCGTGTCGTCCGTGTCGCCTGGGACCGTAGACGGGTCGGGCAAGCTTACGGGCTGCTCTGCCTCTACAACTGGCGCGGCTGGCGCCTGCTCGATCGGCTGTGTGTCGTCAGTCATCCTGTGAGTGCTCACAAAAAAACCCGCCGGAGCGGGTTGCGGTCATCATCGCGGCCGGCGCGTCATGCGCTGGCCTGCGTGAAGTCTTACGGCGCGACGAAACCCGTCGCGTTGAAGTACACGGCGCCCGCGCCGCTCGCCGTCAGTGTGACGACTTCGAGCAGCGTCGCGGCAGTGCCCCTGATCGGGGTCGGGAACGTAATGGACCGGCCAGCGAGCAGGCCAGCCGTGCCGATCTTAGCGCGCCAAATCACAGTGCCGGCCGCACCGTCGCGAACGGCGATCTCGGTCGCATTGGTCAAGGCTTCCGACCAATAGTCGATGCCGGTGATGTAATTGCGCAGCGACGCGGCGGCGGCGGCCTTGATCGTCACGGCGGTTGTCGTGTTCACGATGCCCGACGCAGCGGCAGCGTACTGCCAACATGCTTCCGGGTACTGGTACGGGGTGATAATAAGGCGCCCGTCCGTCGTGGTCGTAAACCGCATCGAGTCGCCGGCAACAGGCGTTACAATAGGCGCGGCGGCAGTTCTTACCACACCGCCAACGATCAGCGGATTGGTGGTGGCAGCGGCGTCTTCGGCAATGGACGCGCCGACAATCGCGGTGACAGACGAAACGGTCGAAACGGTCGTTACAGTCGTGACAGCCGGCAGCGTGCCGCCCGTAATAGCAACCGGCAAAGACGCGGAGATATCGCCAGCCGGGCGAGGAACAAATTCAATCCGTTCGCGCTCGTAGTCAAACACGCGCGCGAAGCTAATGCGCATACACGTTCGCTTGATAATCGCCCCGCCCGCGTCGGTTGCCGTGATGGTGGGCTGCCCCGTGGGCTGATTGCCAACAGGGATAAGCGTTAACGCGGTGGTGGCAAAATTGGCCACCTTATACGTGCCGTCGATACCAAGCGAAGCGCCCGTGAGGTTGGCGCGGCAACCGTACAGGTTGACGTAATCACCAATAACCAAGCCGGCCCACGTGGTATTGCCCGTGATCGTCAGCACGTCTGACGTGCGCGTGACGGACTGTGCCACCACCGCATTATAACCAAGCGCAGACGGTAGATTGCCGCCGTTAACGCGCGCCACAAGGCCGCCGTAGCTGGTCACGGTGGCGGCTGTGCCGATCACAATGGTAAACGTCACGGCGTCCACAACCGACGCCACAGCGGTGGCCGTCAACAGGTTCGGAAAGCTCGACGCAGCCTGATCGCGGATACCGTACACAACCACCACGTCAGCCGTGGTCAAGCCGTGCGCCCGATCCATCGTGATCGTGGCCGTTGTGGTGCCACTCTTGACCGCAGTCACGATCTGGCCGACCGGAATAGACAGGCTAGGCGTGTTACGTGCGCTAAACCGCAGTTTGTATTTTTCGGTATTCGGCGGGGTAAGCTGGTTTTTCATCACGCGCGCGGTAGACGCCGCGACGTTGTCAATAACCGCGTCCGTCCATTGCACGCGGTCGGACTGCATGTTCAGGCGATATTCGTTCGTCGGCTGAAAAGCGTAGGTAAACGCGGAGTTGATAGCCTGCACGCTGGCCGTGGTGCCAATCGTAACGGACTGATTGCCGGTCAGCGTCCCGCCACCGGGGAAGGCATCGCTGCCGCCCGACCGGATATAAAACGCTGCGTTGGTTACAGTGGCGTTTTCAAAGACCTCCGACGTGCCGTAAGCCGACTGCGACAGCGGGTCCTTATAGCGCACAAAGCCGGTTGCAAACGGCCCAGCCGTGACAGACGGCAACACAGTCGCGCCGCCAGTGGTGGTAAACTGCACGGCGCTTGGGATCGTGGCGACGGTAAGAGACCCGTAATTAAAGCGGCTGTCAGACGTGACACCGTAAATGCAAATGCGATCGCCTGGCACAAGGCCGTGCGCCGTGGTGGTGCTGACCGTCAGCGTGGTGGTGACTTGCTGGATCGACGAAATCGCCAGATCGGGGCGCACCGGCAAGAGCGTATCCGACCCAAACTCAAGGCCGAAGTCCTGCCCCTGCGTGCGCTGCGACAAGGACAGGCCGACAGAGGCTTCAAACGGCATTTCAAAAGGGTTTACGGTCGAAATAATTGAAACCGTGTTGGCCGTCAGTGGGTCCTTGCTAATATCAAGGTATGAACACCCAACAGCATTGCCGTCGACAGCGATGATGTCGCCGCTTGCCTTGGTTTCGAGCCATACGCCGTTAGGGGTGTTAGGCTTGTAAATCTCAAACGCTTCACGAAACTTGTTGGTGACGTTCTGCGATACGACGTTTCGGCCAAAGTTCTCGTCGTCAAGATCGTGGTAGTCGGTGCGAATAATCGCCATGGCTTAGCCCTCCGGCGTCATAAAAGCGCCAGGAGGCGCGGCTTCGGGCGGCATCGCGCCCATCTCAGGTGGCATCATTTCAGGCGGTGGCATCATGCCGGGCATATCACCGGGCATCATCTCAGGCGGCATCGGCATAGGGCCGCCCATTCCTTCGAGCGGCATGTCGGGCGTGGCGTCGTGGGGCATGTCATCAACCGACGCCATGTGCTCTTGAATGAGCATCATGCTCTCCGACAGCATCTGCAATTGCATCGCGAACTGCGCCATGTCAGTGCCCGGCTGCATTGCGGCTGCTGCCTTGGCTTCTTCCATCGCGAGCTTGATCTGGGCAATCTGTAGATCGATTTCCTTCAACTGCACGTCAGCCTTGGCCTTCATGGCTTCGGCTTCCACCTTCGGATCAGGCGGCGGCGGGGGAGGCGGCGGGGGCGGCTCGTCGCCGCTCTCCTGTGCTTCCTCCATCATGATCTGCGGCGGCAGCGTGGTGCGCAACCGCTTGGCAATCTTGTCCGCAAGCGGCCAGTCCTGCGCCTTGGCTACCAAGTCCATGATCAGCGGCGCAATGTTCGGCACGGTCTGCAGCAACTGCAACATGCCGTCCTTAGCTTGCTCGCGCTTGGTTGTGTAGGACGGTCCCATTTCGCAGACGACATCGTAAGCCCCGACCGTCACGTCGTTTTGTATGCGGTCAATCGCTCCGTCGATTGCTTCCGACGCAGGCTCGTTGATGCGCACCACGTCGACTTTACCGTCTTCGCCAATGGCGCGAATAGTCCTAGGCGTGTCGTAAACATGCGGGATCAGATCGACAATAATCCGGCCGGTGTGCTGCAGCGCGAGGCTAAAGTTCGACTGGTAAACGTATGTGGACGTGTCGCCTTCACGCTGGCGCGCCATGATGGCTTTGCCAGACGCCTCGTTGGACTTCTGCCCTAGGCTGGACGGGTAAATGCCCGTCGTTCCGTACATATCGTTTTCAGCGTCCGCAGCGCCTTCGGACAGTCCTGGCGACGTTACAGGAGGCGTGCCACGCTGCGGTGCGCCGCCGCCGTTCTTAGGGTCTGGCGTATAGGTGAGATATGGCCAATTCTTGATATTGGCGCTTTCCCACTGGTCTTCGCTGTCCTTAAAGTTGTCAATCGTGCCAAGCCAAGGCGCCTTGGGCTGCAACGCAATGACTTCGGTCTGCGTGGACCGGAAATAGTTGTAACTCCGCTGCGGGTCCTTTGCATACCGCACGATGCCGTGACGATACCGCCGCCGCCCGACGCGCACCTCCTCGCCAATCAGCGGGATGATCGGGATATAACGACCCGGCCAATCCTCCGGTCCTTCGATAACGTCCGAACCGGACAGCACGTAGCGCACGACCTTGTGGGCATCGCGCATTTCAACGCGACCACCCTGCGCGAGGATCATCGCTTCCTTGTTTGCCGCGTCCGCGTCGTCCGTCAGATCGTCAATGCCACCGTCCGGGAGCAACGCTAGCCGGCGCTTGGTCGGTTGCTTTACCCAGTATTCCGCAATGCGCACATATTCGTCCCCGCCCCAGCCGGACGGATAAGTCATGTCCCCGATGTTCGTCATGCTCGACGGTTCAAAGCCGGGATACTTTTCCTTGAACAGTTCGCGGCTGATATCGACCGGAACAAAGCAGTAACGGCCATCCTTACGGGTCGCGTGCGAGGCGTCCGGGTCCCAAAGAACGGCGATCCCGTCCTCGATTAGCTCAATGCCTAACTCTTGCTCAAACGTCGTATCGTCCGCGTATTCCGACACCACGCGCCAGTGGCCAATGCCGCACGATACCTGGGAGTCGCTGGCGTTGAAATAAACGTTGTTCGCGTCGCTGCGGTTTTCAATGTAGCGGATCATACCGGACAGCACTTCGGCTGTCTTTTTGTCTGCTCTGTCGTCAACGCCCACCACCGAGATGCTAGGCCGTGACTGCCGAATGTCGCCCGTCACCTGCTTGACAAACTGCGGCAGCTTGTTGAACACCAGCACAGGCCGCATATCAGCGGTACGTGCCGCAAGCGCCATCGGGTCCCACTGGTCGCCAAGGCGGAAAAGCTGATCCTCATAGGCCAAATTGACGTTTTCGCGCTCGCGGTTCCAAGCGTAACCCCAACGCTTGATGGCCTCTGCGTGAACGGCTCCTAGCTTGGCAGAGCGGCCTGGCTGCGGCGCTTTGCGGTCGGACAGCGGCCTATCATGGCGACCACGCCCGCCACGCCCCTTGCCCTTCCCTGTGGGCGGTAGCGGTGCGCTGTAAGTCGGGTCGATAGGATCAGCCATTAAACGTGTATCCAGTCGCGGGTAATGTCAGACGGCAATCTTGACTTTGCGTCCGCGTAAAGGTCCCAACGCGCAACGTTCGCCCCGTCTTCGATAGGGGCATCTCTAAACACATGGCCAAAAAGACGGTTGGCACTTTCGCTTAGCTTGGAAGGCGTCAACGGATGCCATACGGTTTTGTCAATCGTGTCGTCGTGGTACGCGGCCCACTTAATACGCGGATCGCAGATCATGCTTTGGCCTTCTCTACAGCCAGGGCTTCGTCCAAAATCTCAAGCGCCAGCGTTTTTACATCGACAGCAAGGCGTCTGGCCGCAAGTTCTTTGTCAAGTATTTCTAACGCCATTCGTTCGACCAACTTGTAACCGGGGATGTTTGGGTCGCAATAGTATTCCCGTTTCGTGTAGACAGGCCCGGTCTGCTTGCTTGGGTTCCGTGACTTGCGTTCCGTCATTACGCGCCCATCCACCCGTTAGCCGACGCCGCGCGGCGCACACGCTTGGCAGCCGTTGCCGTGGTCGGCTCTTCATACGCAACCGCCATCAAGCCAAAAGCATCCGCCGCGTGCGATGCGTCGTCGTGCTCCGGCCCTAGGCCAACGTTGCGCTTTTCGTCCCGTCGTTCGTGGTACGCTGCCAACGCCTTACGGCCGGCGCGCGTCTTGTCGTCATCGAACCACATGCGCGGGAACAACCGCCGCGCAGCTTCGATCCTCTTGAGCGCCGCACCCTTGCCCTGGTTGGCGATCGTCTGCACATCCCAGCCCGCCTGGCGCAGATGGTCCTCGTAGCGAGTGGCCGTCACCTTGTCGCGGACCGCGCCGTCATGCGGCAGGAGACACAGCGCGTCACCGTGACCGGCTTCGCGTAGCGCGTTGGCATAGTAGGCAAGCGGCTGGCCTTGGCCTTCGATGTAGTCCAAGAACCGGATTTCGCGGCCGATCCATTGCGCTACCCAAATCGTGGTTGAGTCGTTGACGCCAAGGTCCCACGACGCGCGCTTGCGCATGAGTGGATCAGCGGCAACGTAGCTTATGCGGCCTTCCTTGGTGGCCTGCGCCAGTGCGTCGGCGTAATAAGCACCCTCGACGGCGCGGGCGTATTCACCAGCCCACACGTGCGCGAACTTGTCAGGGTCGGCTTTGTCGAGCTCCATTTCCCGCATCAATTCAGCGGGCAGCCACGGGTTATCACTCCAATTTGCCCGCACAACTATAGCCTCAGTCGGAGCGTTAAGGCCTCTTAAAAATACATCAACAGGGTCTGTGTCCTGGTCGGGGTTCCAGCTAAACCACAACTCGGAACCCGGCTTTCGGATTGTCGGACGTAACAGCGTAAGAGATTTCTTGCTAAGCGACTGCGCTTCTTCAACCCACGCAATATCAAATCCTTCTAAGGACTTAATTGACGTAGCGGTGTGATCTTGAAGACCTTGGAAGATAATTAAACCGCCGTTAGGCGTTTCAATTCTATCGTTTAAAATGCGAAATTCTTTTTCTAGCTTGTAAGTTTTTATTTTGTCTTCAAGCAACTGCTTTACGGATTGCGCAAGAGATTTCTGGACTTCGCGGACACAAACCGCTCTTACTGGCTTAAGCAGACACGCCTCAATCAGCAATTCAGCAAAAAAATGGCTTTTCCCGCTACCACGGCCGCCCCAAATCCCCTTGAACCGGCACGGCTTCAATAACGGCAAAAACACGCGCGGAGTTGGAAGCTCTAAGGTGCGTCCAGCCATGCCCACACTTGTCTGCGCCATATTCGGCCGATCAATTCACGGCTTACGCCAAATTCGCGGGCCACATCTTTTTGCAGACGCCCCGATCCCCGAAGCAAAAGAATAAGCGCGGCTTGTTCGTTAGTAAGTTTTGCCTGAGACCCACGTTCACCCATTGGCCAAGAGCCATGCGAGATAGCGTCCGCAATGTTTTCTCGCCGCGTCGCCCATCTTAGGTGACGTGAATTTACACAACCAAGATGCCCATTACCGCATGAATGCGCCGCGTCTATCTTTCCTAGCGGCGGCGCTCCGTGGACAGCGGCGCAAATGTAACGATGCACCCGTTGTTTTTTACCGCCTATCTCAACAGCGCCATAACCGTCTGCAAAACGCCCAAACGGCCAAAATATGCAATCCTCTGTTTCAGGCGTAAGGTTTTCCTTAATCCAACTTTGAGCAGTTCCGGGTAACGTAGCCATTCAATATCTCCACGGTATGTAGAGACATTACGCCAATTTGTGTTTTAGTACAACCTCAGATTGCCGCAGGATCAACGATCTTTCTCTGGATCATCTCGACGGCAAGCGGGTTGTCCTTGTCGCCTGCGATCTGTAGCGGCAGCACCTTGCCGAGCAGCGTCATGAACGCGGCCGGGTTGTCCTTGGCCTGTTCGCGTAGGTAGCCGGTCAAGCCTTCAGGGTGCGCTTGTGCGCCAGCTTCAAGGATCGCGTCCTTTAACAGCGTCGTAATTTTGTTCTGTGACCCTTTCGGCCTTCCGGGTCCGGGTCCTTTGAACGCCATAGCCTACAATCCAGTTTTTGGCGGGTTAGTAAAACTATCCCCGTTTAGTCTTGATAATCACGCGGCAACCAAAACCCAATGCCGCCTGATAGCTCAACCTTCGGCCTTGCGAGGCTTGCGACGTGCGGGTCTTGCCGGGTCGGTCTTGGTCTGCTTTCCACGCCTCGACGGGGAGGCTTTATCGGCCTGCCGCTTGGATGGAGGTATATCGGTTTGTCCGTCATCGGGTGCTTTCGGCGCGAAGCGGATCACGTTCAGCCCTTGCGCTTGTCCCGTATGGACTGCTGCACACAGTAGGCTTCGAACACCGGGTCGTCGCGCCAGTGCTGGTAAAGCTGGCATGTGGACATCTGGCCGGAGCGGTAGGCGTCCCAAAGCGCAGGGTATGTGGTTTCCTTGGCGCGGTCTTCGCGTTCGATCAAGTAGGGCAGGATCGGGGTTATTTTCGCCTGCACTGCATTTTCCTGTTGCAAGGTCTGGCACGATGTGCCAATATCAATCATCGGAAGCGGACGGAAACAGGAACAAGCAAATGGCTACTATTGAAAAGATCGGCAACCGCTACGTTTTGACCTTCACCATCGCGGTCGCCGCCGAAAAGATTGTCAACGAAACCGCCACCGAAGTTCACGCGACCCGCAAGGCTGCAGAACGTTCGCTTGCTAAGTGGGATCGCATCAACGCTGAAAGCCTTGCTTGGCTGGCTGACGTTCGCGCTGCTCGCGTTGCCGCCGCTAAGGATTATCTTGCCAGCCGCGCAGCTCGCTCGGTTAGCACTCAGTTGTCTTTCTTCTAAACGGCGCGCTAATGCGCCCCACTCCACAGGAAAGGATAGGACGATGAAGCACAAACGCATATATTTAGCGCTTGTCAATTATGGCTTTTCTCCACTTTATGCGGCGCAAATTTTGCTGGATTGCAAAAGAGGCAATGCGCACGCCAGAGTCGCCGTTGTTTGTGCGGTAAGAGCCCGTCGCAAATGACTCACACCGATTTAAGCACTTACCTAGTGTGGCACTCAATACGCTCTGACGCCTTGGCCGTGTGCCTTGGCGTTGCGCCGCGTACCGTACGCTCTTGGCTAAACGGCGACCGCGCTATTCCCGCGCCCGTTGTAAAACTTCTTAAGCTTGTAGACGACGGCGTTCTGACATTCGAGCAAATCGCCACGGCCTAAAACCACGCGACACAAAAGCCCGCAGCCGCTTGACATCACGCTTTGTGACCTCAATGCGCCGTGTCATTGGCTGCCGTCAACTCTAGCTCTGCATCCTGCATGGACTGCACCAGGATCAAGAGAGCCTCGATAACGTCGAGCGGGTCCCAGTCGTCCGGTGCGATGATCGCAACCGTAAGGGTATCGTCCTCGCCGTCCCATTCCATTGTGGCGTCAATGGACACGGTGCGCGTTTCCATTGGTTTGCCTTTATGGAAACGCCCGCCAGCGTCGAGCCTGTCCAGGGGGCGCTAGCGGGCGTTCAGCCAAATGACAGCTTAGCTGTCTGGGAAACGCCCCCAGCTTGCCGGCCAGAGGCGCTATGTAGACGGAGATTACCCGCGCCCCCACTATGTCTGTTCACACTGATGGGAGTATGCACCGTTTAGCTGATTCGAATTAAAGTGTCAAGCGGGCGGTGGCGGGCGGTAAATAAAGGAAAGCCCCGGCGCCGGTTTGACCAGCCCAGGGCTTTCAAGGTTGAAATGCATCAGCGAAGACCCGAAGGCCGTCCAACCAAGCACCAAAGACATTTGGACGGTACCGAAGGCGCGCGGCTATGTCAAGCGGGCGGTGGCGGGCGGTCAAAATAACGAACCCGGCAACGGTGGCGGCCGTTGCCGGGTTCTGGGATTGCAAAGACGAAATGAGCTAAGCAATCCGTTTAATGCGCCCGGCGGAGCGCGCCGACGCTCCAACCGGATCAATTTTTTTAGCAAGCGCATCCGTGCGGGTCAAGCTGGTGGTGGCGCCTCACAAATCATAATGCACCACCAATCTGCGCAACGCTGACTGCAAAACCGCCGTAGCCGCCGCGACAGCTTGCGGCGGTAGCATGTAACCAAGCGCTTGTCCGACGCTGGTCAGGGTTTCATCCCGGCATATCAGGCGCTCGACAACGGCGTTGTCCGCTTTGCCTAGCACCTGGACGGCGCGGCGATACTCAACCCGACAGATCGCCGCGTATTCCGACGACGGCAGGAAGCTCGCGCCTTCCCCACCGCCTACGCGGTCCATGTCGATTGCCGGACAGTGCCCCGCCATGCCAGCCCCGGCCCAGTGTTCCGCGTAGCGTTCAGCGGCCTTGCGGTCCGGTTCGCTGATTTTGCGTGAGGCTTCCAGCTTCTCGACAAGGCTGAACGAATGCGCCGCCCGCTTGCCCAAATGCACGTAGGTTTCCGCCCCTTGCTGAATGCGCTCCGAGGTAGGCTCTACGGATAGCTGTTTGCTGGCGTTTAGAGGTACCGCCAGCGGCCGTTGTGGCGTATCACGCTGCCGGAGTAGCTTGGCGGCTTTACGGGCCTTCATGGGGCTTGCTCCGTTGGCGGGGTGATCCAGCACCAAAGCTCTGGCGTGTCGTCCTCGTCTCCGTGAAACAACCACCTGTTTTGGTGGTTATACCAAACGCCAACCCCATAAAACCAATGTGTTTTGCCTTCATACTGGTAAGGACGGCACAACAAAATATCAGCTTGGTGTTGCGGCGCTGTGGAAATATCTTGCCATTCCATCACACCCCCCTTTCCGGCCGCGCAATAAACCACAACAGCGCAGGCCCCAACAAAGACCCGACAAAAGCCCTTGCGACGTTAGCAAGCGTCACGGTTCCTGTCGCGCCAATCTCGACGCCTACGCCTGCCATTGTCCCCGCAATGACCGCCGCAACGCAGACAACCCAAAACATTTGCTTGCTCATCACAACTCTCCCTGCAACTGCAGCGTGTAACCCTTGAGCGCTTCATGCGCCCCGACCAGCAGGCGCGTCAGTTCCACCGCGTCGAGTTCAAAGGTGCGGACAGGCGTTTGCGGGTCGCCTGGGACGCATAGCAGCAGTTTGTTTTCGCGCCTAATCACGTAGGGGTTGAACGCCGGACGAGTCGCTTGCATGACGGGGGTAACGTAAGAACCGCTTGTGTCAACAAGCTCGGACCCCCTAGGAGCAAACGTGCAATCGGACAAAACAAATTCGCTCATGCGCCGCTTTCCTTTTGTTTTTTTGCCAACTTGACAGCAGCGTTTTTAAAATACCGCTGTTTTTCGGCGTCGCTTAGTTTTTCCCAAGCGCCATCCCCTTGCACAAGAGCGCAATCTAGTTTTGCCAACAAATACGTTGTCATTTTTTTAAGAACTAAAACAACTTCCTCGTCACTCATGCGCCGTCGTCCTCTTGGTCTGCGCGTAGCATCATTTCGGCGTTACAATTGAACAACCATTCTGCGCGGGCCTCTAAGGCCGCCCGCGCCAAATCCTCGTAGGTCGCGCCATCCACGTCCGCGCTGGCAATGGCGTCCGCAACGGTTTCCACCAACGGCTTGTCGTTAAACTTTGGTACGGTCATGTCGTCCCCTAGTTAGATCGGCAACGGATCGTCAAGTTTGGCGCGTGTCGCCGGCAGTGCGTCAAGCGGGTCCGTGATCTGCCGCGCTGCCTCTACCGTTGCACCCGGCGCAACATGCTTGATCCTAGCAATACCGGGGAACGCTGCCAAGAGCCTTGCGACTTCCGCCATCGTATAAACCGTCAGCGCGCGCCCGTCGGCTAAGGCTGCATGTGCGTCCGCGTTGTCGCGGACCACGGCCACCACTTCGCCGTCCGGAGTGGCGGCTTCCCAGACGGTCGGGGCAAGGTGCGGCTTGCCTGCCGCCGTAGCTGCGGCGTCGAGCGCACGCCAGCCCCTGCACATGCGGCTAGACTGATCGCGGACGGCCTCAAGGTCGCCGTGCCAGATCGCGCCGTTGAACAGCGCGCGCTGTTTGTCGAACCGATCGCGTAGGGTCGGGTCCACTAACAGGCGCAACCGGCCAACGCCCCAGGCGCGTTCCATCTCCAACGCCAGCGCGTCGGCTTCGTCGATGGCGGCACGGCCGGCAAGGTACATGCCTTGGGTCTGCTGCCATGGAGCGGCACGGGCGGTCTGGTCGTGGGCCAGGTCGGTGACGATTGAGCCGTCAGGGGGGGGGGCTTTGGTGGTGTGTTTGGGGTTGGCCATCAGCGTTGTCCTTTTTTGGCTTTGTCGAGCTTGGCTGCTTTGCGGGCGTTGTCGCGGCGGATCATGTCGGCCAGCCGTTCGAGGGCTTTGCGTTGCGTCACCAGTTCCCGCCGTTCCTTGCGCAGCGGCCCCCACGTCGCGGCCAGAACTAACAGCCGCTCGAAGTGAGGGCGCCGTCGTTCGATGGCCGTTGCGCTGTGGTTGAGCCTGTGCGGCTCGTGGGTGTCGCGTATCGCCGATTCCGTGTCTCGCTGCCATTGGTTCGGGCCCTCGAGACGCTTGTCCATTTTGGCAATCTCGCCAGACAGCCGGTCGATTTCCTGCACACATGCCAGAAGGTCAAGATCCCGCTTGGCGGCACTCCCCGGTGACGCGCTACGGCCCGCATCCCCGGTCAGTCCCCGGTCTCCACCCCCCAAAGGTGGGGACCGGGGCGATGGCTGCAAACCTTCCCCGGTCTCCCCCCCCGGGCGGGTATATATGTTTACATATATCCCGACCGGGGGGACCGGGGAATTTGCTGCCAGCACCGGGTGCGGGCCTTGGTCTTTTTCCCCGGTCTCCCCCGGTCTATCCCCGGTCGGAGCATTAGACCGGGGAATCATCGCTATTGGCGTATTTTCACAAGTTACGGCTAAAAACAAATCGGCTTGTTGGTCCTTGGTGGCGCTCATGCCGGCCTCTTGCTGGCGTCAACCCGCAGCCCTTTTCGAGCCTGTTTGCCGTCGTGAAAGTCGGCCTCGACAAGCAAGCCGGACTTCAACCACACGCCCAAAATGGCGCCCGCTACGCCTTCCTCAACACCGGCAACCTCGCTAATCAAGCGCCCGGCCCACCGCGTCGTGGCCTGCTTGCGAGGGCTGTAGAACTGCCCCGTAGGCCGTCCGTCGTCGCCCACCACGCCCCTTGTGATGGCGTCAAGCACCGCCGTGATGGCCTGCATGGAAACCCCCGCCAACGGCCCTGGTGGGGTCCACAGCCGCAGCGCGCCGACACTATCCCCCGGCACCACCGCGCCGCCGTTGGCAAGCGTTACGGACACTTTTTCAAACCACGTTGCAGACCCAGACAAGAGCGTCTGGTTCGCCTTGGCGTCGTCAAGCCGCACATAGCGCGTGCGCTCTTCGGCCGGCACGCCCATGCTGTCGGCCTCCTCTGCAGACATGGTGAACATGGTGTTGACGATGCGCGCCACGCCTCCAAGTGCGCTTGCGCCGCGCCCTACGTCCGCGTCGCCGGCCATGCCTGACGCATATTTGCGGGTATGGTGGATCAACAGCACCGCGCACGACGTTCGCCGCGCTATGCCGCGCCACATGCCGGCAGCGCGGTTAACCGCCATATTGTCGTTTTCGTTGCCGTCGAACGTCTCGACAAACGGGTCCACCACAAGCACGTCGATTTGACGGTCTAAAATCAGGCGCTCAATTTGGTCTGCCAGCGGCAATTGCGCCACCATGCCGGTGCGCTGGTCAATCTTGACAATGCGGATATCGTCCGGGTCGCGCGCTATCAACAGCCGCCCTGTCATGTCTGCGGCCTGCAAGCCCATGACGCGCTGTGCTGCCACACGGCGCCGGCTTGCCTCGTCAATATCGTCTTCGGCATTGATAATCAGGGTGCGCGTTGCCCCGCGTGGCGTCATGTTGCCGAACGGCGCGTTGGCAGCGCACGCCATGGCGATCTGCAGCCCAAACAAACTTTTGCCGCTGCCAGGAGGCGCGACAAGCACGGTAACATTGCGCCGCAACAAAAAGGCCGGCACAATCCACGGGCGCGGCGGTATAGCACCCTCGTCTATGTCGCCCCAATCAATAATATCAAGCGGAACAACGGGTTGCTCCGGTTCGTTAATGTTAACCGCCGCCGCGTCTAAAGGGCGCGGCACAAGCGCCGCCGCCGCTACCTTTGTGTTCCATTGGCGCATGGCCACGTCCCATTTGACCTGGAACAGCGACAACCCGCGCCCTTCACGTTCAAGGCCAATCTCATTCGCCTCGCCGGGAAACCGCGTGCGCACACGCCGCGCATAGTGCTCGTATGTTTCTTGCATTTTTGCAAGTGATGTGTCTCTGTCGGGTTGCACGGGATTAGCCCGCCGCAAATCCACCACGGCAGCCCACACCATGTCGCGCATATAGGCTTCCCGACCGTCCGTGCGGTTCCCCCACGGGTCGGTTGACGTGGTGGCCTCAACGCGCTCGCCACGGGGCGCTGTAGGGCTGTCCGCGCTGCCAATGTCCTGCGCT